CCGTGGGGGTGGCGTGTCGCCTTGTCCTACCCAACACCGGTGCTATTTCCTCCGTCATTCCGGTGAATTGGCTACCTATTGGAGATCCGAGCGCATAGGCAAGACACGCTACGTCGAGCCTTATGGTGGCGTCTGGAGTGAATCTATAAGCCCGCTGGCGTCATGCTTGTTAACTTCGGCAATTGAGGATACGACGTCCTTGTTCATGGACGCGAGCCAAGCGTTAACGGCGGCTAGTTTGTCGAGGTCGTCGCGTGTACCCTGTTTTCCGAGTATCGCGTGTATTGCTTTGACTTGGCCCGGTGTTGCCGGGTACATGGACGAGCCCTTGGTTGGTGCCCTGTATGAGGGTGCTGGCGTGTCGGTTTGAGTGTTCCAAGGATCGTCGGGTATCGCCTCGGTGGTTCTCATTACGGTTGCTCGTTCTTTGGCGTGTTGGATCTCGTCGAGTGTCGCAATGCTGGCGTCGATTCCAATGCCAAGCGAACCGATTGCGCGGCCGTTGCACGAGGTTTGTAGGTTCATGAGTTCGGATCCGCGAGTGAATGGGGTCGTGCCGGGAATGATCTCCCAAGCAATACCGATACCGGGGCGGGGATCGTCTGGAGTGCGGTAAGCGTATGCCCTGCCCATAACCCATTTCTTGCCCTCAACCTCGACGAACTCGGGTGGATCCATTTGTAGTGATCCGTCCGGGTAACGTGCCATGAATAGTTTAATACGGCTCGCGACGTCAATGTACCCGTCGAGGTTGTAGCCGCTCACTTGTTGCCCGCTACATGGCCCCATACGAACCCGATTACAAGGCCAACGATTAAGGACGCTAGTCCAATTAGTTCGGGTCTCATGCCGTACGCCTCCACACTCGGATCACGCGACCGTTATTGGATTCGCGTGTGCTAACGACGTAGTTACCTTGGGACTCGATCATGCCTTGTGAGTTCCATGAACGGAATAGGGCGCCGATTTGGTTCGGGTGTCCTAGTGGTTTGCCGATAGCGTCAATGAGTACGTCGGCCGAGAACAATTGACCGATTGCTAGTGACTTGCGGAATATGGTTGCTTGCATTCGCCATTGTGGGTCGATCTCGGCGAGCACCTTTACGTCCTGACGTTCGTATCGTTCGCAATATGTACACAATTGGCCGGTGCAATTATGGCTCGGCCGGTCGAGTTGTATGTCTCCGATTTGATCGAATAATGTCTGTTGATCTTGCATGGTTCCCCTTTTCAATCTAGCGGCTAGTGTGATGAGTGGCCGCCCCACTAGAAAGACGGCCACTCGACAACGTCCCCGGATCAGAGTCCGAGGTTTGAGGCTTCCCCTCCTCTGGAACGTCGTTGGGTCAATCTTGGTTAAGCGGTATGACATTGTCAATCACTTTGACGATTTTCCGGCGTGTTGGGCATGATTTCGGGACTCCAACGGTGGCTCATTGTGCGGCGATATGCGAGTGTTGGTTTGCCGTCGCGCACTACGACAAGGAGTTGTCCGGGTAGGTCTAGGTCGTCTAACTCGAATGAGTGATAGGTCGCGTTTAGCACCCGTGGCGCGTTAAGTTCCAATGATCCGCCCCCCTGCCGTTATCCCATACGGTAAAGAATGCGCGGTCTTGATAATAACGATTCCATTGGTTAATAGGTTTATTTCGCAAGGCTTTTATCTCGTCAATGAGTCCGTCGCGGGTGGCCTTAGACTCTTTAATCATCATGTATGTGAGGGAAATCCGCCATTGTGAGTCGAGGAATTGGTACACGCCGCTTGCCGTACTAATGCTCGACCTTGCCCTATAGTTATACCTAGACTCGCGGTACTGTATGCACTTGCGTACCCCTGCCCATTTCTTGTCGTAATGCGGCCCCGTGTAGAGACTTGGTTCGTACCCTTTCCAGTCTTGTGATTCTGGAGAGTTCGCCACGCAAGCGGGCGCGGTAATCATGGCCGCACATATAAGGATCTCGGCTATCATTCGACCACCTCGATAATTGTTACGGTACTGGAGATCCGTACCCGTCGACCAATGATCTCGTCGACGCTTTGACGGTCGATTCGGCGTTGCCCGCCGGGTGTTGTGATTGCCTCAATCTGGCCGCTATCCGCGTATCGTCTAATTGAATCCCGTGAGACTCCGAGCATTTCGGCGGCCTTACCGGGTTTGATATATTCGGTCATGTGTTCCCCTTTTGCTAGGGTTTTAGAGTACCGGCTACTTGTTGGCTTTTCGGGCTTTCGTTAGGTCGCGTGTCCAACGGGCTTTGGTTAAGGGTGATCGGGCCAAGATTGGGAGTGGGTAGGCGGATCCGTCACGATCGGCGTACGACGTGAATGAGATATGAATATGGGCGTTGTGTCCCCATGATCCGTGGCGCCATGTCCACCACGTTTTGCGATAGGATCCCGACGCAATTCTGGACTCATATACGACATACTTGAGGCGATTGGATCCGGGCAAGCCCGAGGCCGCGTAGTCGAGGAGTTGGTTAGCCAAGATTCGAGCGGTGCCGCCGTTCGACATTGTGCCGAGGTTCTCGTCGACATCTATTGCTCGAACAATTTGATTGGCCCCGCTTGGGTTGTGGTCGCTTACCCGCTGCGAGTGGGCGTAATCGGCCACCCAACCGTCGGAGTCTTTTTCCCGTCGAGGCCAGCGGCGGTCTATGGCGTCGCGGAGTGCGACACCGCCTTTACATAGTTTCGCCATGATCTACCCCATATCGTTTATCTGCCGGGTTGAGCGCGTTGATAATTACGGGAATGACGGCGGCACCAATACCAACGACGAGCGGGTGCACGTCGGCGGTCATGAGCCATGAGGCCACGGCCCCAAGTGCCGACCCGAGGGCTATTTTGACAATTGAACCCTCCCATGTTTGCGCGAGCCATTGTTTCATTGTGTCTCCATTCCAACATGTTCAATTAGTCGATCGACCTTTTGTGCGACGTCGGCAAGTGATTGGCCGCCGTTGCGATAGCCGGGTTGTATTGACTTTGTTGCCTTGGCTATTTCGTCGCGAACTACGTTACGGATTAGCCACACTAAACCGCCGCCCATGATTCCAAGAATGGCGAGGATTGTTGCAATTAATCCAACGTAATCCGCAATGGTCATGGTTCTACTTGGCGGCTAATTTGGCGCGTACGGCGGCTCGTGCCCGTTCCGTGTCGGTTGAGGTTGCCAATTTAACTTTTTTCTTGGGCTTTACCTCGACCTCGGGTGGAGTGTCGACGTGTAGTTCTTGATCTATTTCACTCATTCTGTTATCTCCTCGATTATCGGTGCTATGAATACGTCTAGGTCGGGGTCGTATGTATATCCGATTCCGGCGTATACGGCCCGGTAGTCGCCTTCGATACTTGTCTGTAGCCAGTAGCCTTCAATACCTATTTCGGCTATGTAGTCCTGCCCTATAGGTTCTGATATCGGATAGACACCGCCTGCGCAGTTGTCATCGTCTATGGCTATTACTTGGGTAACTAGGTTTTCTATGAGCTCTGCGAAATATGCCATTTTTATACCCTTACTGCGACGATAACGACACCGGATCCGCCTGCACCGCCGGTAGTCGAACCGGCACCACCGCCCCCACCTGTATTGGCTGTTCCTGCGCCACCGGTAGCGCCACCGGTAGCCGCGCCACCGCCTGAGGTTGCTGTTCCGTTTGTGCCTGTGAGCCAGCCGTTACCTCCACCACCCCCACCCCTGCCAACAGAGGCGCCCGTAATGGTCGAAAATGAACCCGTTCCGCCGTTTCCGCCTGTGTTATTGGCGGCATTTGATCCGGCGGCTCCACCGCCACCACCGCCCCCACCAGACGGGTTTATAGCGCTAAGAAACCCTAAGCCACCAGAGTTGCCAAATCCTGTGGTCATGTTAGGTGAGCCGCCCGCTGAGTTCGATCCGACCGTGCTTCCGTTACCACCGCCACCACAACCGCCGTCCGTTCCCGCTACTACGTTTCCGCTTGAGTAACTTGAGCCGCGACCGCCACCCGTAGCGCCACCTATCGAACCTAAACCACTGGGGCTGCCGTTTGCTGCACCTGCACCACCGGCCCCGATAGTTACCGTGTAACTACCCGCTGAAACCAATCTACTGCTACCTTGCGATACTGCGCCTGCTCCGCCACCAGCCGCACCGCCGTTTGTGCTGTTTCCGTTGCCACCGCCCGCACCTCCC